AAGAAAGCGAATATTATTTATATTGGAAATGTTGAGCTAATTCTCATACCTATAGAAAATGAAGCAGATATATTTGGCTATGATTTAGCTTGCTGCTTTGTGGATGAGTTAGATGAGCTGCCTACGTACGTATGTATAGCTGTTGTAAAAGCCTTAAACGACAGGTGTAGACAGGCTATAAAAGATGAAGAAAGGTCTCCGTTTTTAGCGTTTACTACAACAAGTCAAGGTCTTAAAGGTACATACCAAACAATAATGAACTTTAGAAAAATTGGTATGAGCTACATGATAGTACGAGGCAGAACAAGAGATAACATCTATTTGCAGAAAGAGTACGTTGAAGCAATGTACAAGATGTATAATGAAAAAGAAACAAAATGTTTATTGGAAGGCGAATTTGTTTCAATAGACTCAGGTCTTGTATTCCCTGATTACAATCCGGCTTTTAATAAACTTAACATTGACATGTACGACAATATTGAAGAAACAGAAACGGTGTATATAGGACAGGATTTCAACAGAGGATTCAATAAAGCAGTTGCTTGTGTCGTACGAAATAAGAATGTATATGTAATTAAAACATACTCATTTGAAGATGCTCGAAGCGCACCAGAAGTATTTAGATATGATTTTCCTTATAATTCTATAATATGGGTTCCTGATATGACATATAAAGACCACTTTGGTGATTTTGCAAGGGAATTAAAGGCGTATAAGATTAGAATAGCATACAGAAAATGCAATCCTAACATTGTCTCAAGAAACTTTGCTATAAACAAAATGTTTTATGCCCGAAGATTATTCATCTGTGATTTTGCTTCAGACCTTGATAATGCGCTTCTTACGCACCAGAAAGACCCAAAGACAGGTCTTCCTATGAAAGGACAAGGTGAAAGTGCTCCTGACCACCTAACAGACAGTTTAGCGTATGTAGTAGCACACCTTATAGGATGGAGGAGGGAGTTAAAGGACGTGTATGATGTTACAATGGGAAGAGCCTTAAAAAGGCATAAAGAAATAGGCGATGATTACGAAGATGATGAAGGTGGCGTAAATGCTATTGACATTACAGAAGAAGTACCTGTATAATTACATTGTCGTAAGACTCTCCTTTATACTTAGCTCACAGATGATTTTATCTACCTTATCATCTGTGAGCGTTATCTTAGTTGACAAACTATATATCTTGTGAGATAATCTAAAACAAATGGCAGTAAATTATGATAAAATTCGTAAAATAATCAGTTCTTCCTCGACAAGAGGCTTCAAGGGTATGTCCTTGGATGCAGTGGAAGAGATAAACACTGAGATACATGACGCCTCAAAGCTGGAAGCTGAGATAAAGCTTAACAGACGATTTAAGACGCTCGAAGATGTAAAAAGGGATTCTATAAGAGCTGCTAATGCTGCCGCAAAAAAGATTTTTACGACAAAAGATTCTACAAATCCAAAAAATATACTTGAAATATATAATGCTACCTATTCTACACATGATAACGTTTCAAATAATAGCTTAAACATAGCGAATGGTTCAGACCCTATGATGCAAACAGATGTTACACCTAACATTTGGATTTCACCATGGGAAGCAGCCACTATGTACAGTCAAAAAGGACTGATAGAAACAGTCTTGAACAAGAAGGCAAAGTCTATTCTGCTTAACGGTATAAAGATTCAAAATCCATATCTTACACCAAAGCAGATTGATAAAATATCGGAAAACTTTTTTGCAAAAGCTTCTGCACAACTCTTATCTGATAATGTACTTAACTCATTAGTGTATGGTGGAAGCTTGGTTTTTCCAATGTTTAAGTATGATACACCAAGTACTATGAACCTTCCTATTAAGACACTTATTAAAACAGGTATTCTTGGTAAAGATACGATAGAGAGGTTTATATCACTTGAGCGCTGGAATACAATGATTGTTCCTGCGAAGTCCCCTACGCAGCGTGACTTTGAAAAACCAAACTCTTTTTTTATTCCATACCTTGGTAAATGGGTAGCTGGGAGCAGATGCTCAAGGATTATTACGGCTAAGCAGCCGGGCTGGTTTGGATATATGTTTAACCAAGGATGGGGATTATCCGATATTGTAGGATACTATAAAGAGTTTTGTGATTATACAATTTCTATTAGACAGATTCCTCTTATGTTAAAGCAGATGTCTATTCTTGTTAGAACACTTAATCCTGATGGAATACTTGCAACTGAAGGCGGTAATGCGCTCCAGTCTTTCTTAGAAGAAGATACAATTAACCTACGTGAAGTTTCAACTAACAATCCTATTCAAATGGATGTTGTAGGTGAGCTTACATCTATAAACAGAGATTTCAAAGAAGTAGTAAACTTAATGCGACTTTTACAGCAGGATTTTGGTGCAAAAGCAAATGTACCTGCTCCTCTTATTTGGTCGTACGAAAAAGGTGCTTTTTCTTCAGGGGATGATACTGAAGGTCAACTGTCTAAACAGTGGGAAGCTACAAAGTATATGCACAAAGATGTTGAGATACAGCTTAAACCGTTTGCTATGATGATGGTTATAGATACACTTGGTGTAAGCGATGAGGTAATAAAGGCTCTGCCGTATACACAGATAAAGTTTGACACTCCTCTTGTAGCATCTGCTGTAGAGAGAGCTAAAGTAGGCAACTTACTTGCTGAAGCTATGTTTGAATATGTTGGTGCACAAGTACCGATGGATAAAGCATTAGGGATTGTAAGTAATTTTGCAACAGATGATATGTCTATTTCATCTGATATTATGGAAGAGCTTAAGGAAAGACAAGCTAAGCTTGACCTACTTTCACAGGAAAAACAAGAGCTTGAGATTAAAAAACTTAAAAAAGAGATAGAAGTCATGGGTAAACAGCAGCCGCAGGTATCAAGTAGCCCCGAAAAGAAAGAAGGATACAATAGATTAGAACAAAAGATGCACGAAAAGACAAGAGCTGACTTTAGCAAGCGTAAAGAGATGAAAGCGAAGAGTGAAGGTAAGATAAATAAAATGACAAAGAAACTAATGGGAGGAAAATAATGGGTGATAGACCTATTAAACCTTATATAGAGGAAAAAGAAGTAATTTTATGCCGTTCTGGTATACAGTACTACACAAGGGAACAGCTCATAGCTTCTGGTTTTGATTTATCAGAGCTTCCAGTAAAAGATTCTTACGCTGAATATCGACCTCCTGCAGTAGTAGTTAAAGCAAAAGATTTATTCAAGAGGCTTCCTCTTACGAAAGAACATCCTGAAGAGTGGGTAGATGAGAATAACTGGAATAAGCTTGCTGGTGGAACTACAGGTGAAGAAATAGAAGTAGTTGCAATAAATGATGCTGATATAGGGCTTAAAACAACACTTGTATTTAATTCAAAGTCGTTATATAATTATTATGAAAAAGGTAATAAAGAAGTAAGCGTAGGGTATCTTGAAAAAAGAGAGATAGTAAAGGATAATCCAAACTATGATATAATCATGCTATCTATTGAGGACGTTAATCATTGCGCTATCACGGCTGCTGGTCGTGGAGGAAAGAGCGTAGCTATATTAGATTCCATAATAGGAGGAATGAGAAGTATGAAAACTGGTTTATTTCATTTTCTTAGAAGAAAAGGGAAAACAGAAGATTCAGCGGCTCCATTCTCCCCTCGTGTTTTTGCAGCTCTTGATGATGCAAAAGACAAAGAAGGGGAAGAGTTTGAAGCTGTTGTTTCAAGCGTGTTTGATTCTGTTGGATGTCTTAAAGACGGAGAGCAGAAAGAACACTTAGCAGACATGGTTCGGGATGTGTTTAGTAATCCTACTGAAGCCTTAGAAAATAAGGAAGAGCTTTCAAAGATTCTTGATTCAGTATATATTAACATATCTGGTAGCTCAATAGCTGAGATTCGTGAAGCTATGACAGCATCTTCTGCTATAGCAGATTCTGACGGTAAAGGTAAAAACACTAACAATGTTGCTGATACCAAAACAGAAGATAAAAATGAAGATTCTGACGGTAAAGGTAATGCTGATACCAAAACAGAAGATAAAAATGAAGATTCTGATGGTAAAGGTAATGCTGGTACGAAGGATTCAATCGTCTTGACAAAAGAGGATATTATATCTATCGTACGAAGTGAACTTACAAGTGCGCTTGGTGTAAATGAAACCAAGGACAGTATTACTGGTGTTGACCTAAGTTCAACAAAAGACTCAAATGTTGAACATCTTGCAGACATTGCAGATAGATTATTTGGTTAATGGAGGATTAGAATATGGCTTATGAAGAAACAGGCGCTAGCCTTTCTATGACAAAGAGTGCAGTACTTAAAACAACTGCAAAAGATAACGGACTTCTTGAAAAGATTCACGAAGGTGCGTATACTTTCGGCTATACTAAACTTGTACCTGTGGCAGGGGATGCTGGTGTAGAGTTCGGCTCAGGTGCGTGGTATGATGCCTCTGAAAAGAACAATACTGTATATGCTGCAAAGCCTTCAGGAGTAGGAACTGTTCCTGTCTTAGCAGGTGTTTTTGTACGGCAGCCTTATATCGCTGCTGGTTTCCCTGCTCGTCCAGACAGAATTGAGCCACAAAACAAAGGCTTAATCTGTAATGAAGGTAAAGTGAAGTACAAAACAGGTCTTGCTGCGGATGGTACAACTGTACAGACGTTTGCAAATGTTCAAGTTGGTTATGGTGCGTATATTTCCAACACTACAGGTAAAGTACACTTTGCTGCATCTGACCCTACGTCTGGCTATACAAAATTCGGAAAAATTATCCGAATGAACCCTGATGACAGCTCTTTTACTGTCAAAGTCAGTTTCTAAGGAGGAAAAGAGAATGGCATCTACAAAAGCTTTCCAGAAAGTACAAAATCTTGTAATTAACGAGCTTGAAAAAACAGCTCCAAACAGAATGAGACACATCTCTGATGTTTCTATAGGCTTTAGCACCGATAACGCTAAAGGTATAACAAACCCTGCTTTCAAAGTAGGACCTTCAGCTATGCAGCACGCTATTTATGCTTCATGTGATTCTGTTGGAGTTAAAAGACCATATTGGGCTAATGACAGAAAGCAATTCACACGATTTGATGTTTCCCCAGCTGTTGTACAGGCTGTACAGGACTCTATAGCTGCAGGTAAAGACCCGTCTACTGTAGCAGATACGTATATGTCTTTTGACTCTGAGACAGGACAGCTCGTATTCAAGGCAGTACCAAAAGGAACAAAGGATGCTCTTGTTACAGGACTTGCTGTTCCTTCTTGGAACATCGGGTATATGCAGAAAATCTTCAAGCAGCCTTATTACAAGTCTTTTGCAAAGAACCTTGTATCTGTTGAAGGATTCGGTAATCAGTGGGCTGATGTTGTAGGCGTATTCAAAGAAACTTTTGAAGGTAACGCTCGTACAAATGCTGCACAATCTACCTTTGAAGCAAACGCTTCTGACCCTATCTCGAACAAATCCGGCTTGATTGTTTCCAATATTTTCAATATTGCTGTTGACTATGAAATTGGAAATGAAGAGCAGGCTCGTTCAGGTAATGCAGGAGATTTTCTGACAGGTCAGCTTATTGCAGACCGACCGAAATATGCAGACATGGTTATAAACCGTTTACAGGATGTTATCAGATACTTCGGTGTACCTGAAGCTGATGTAATCGGTCTTACAGGCGTAAACGCTATCACAGACTATTCAGGAGATTCGTTTGCTTCGATTATGGCTGGCTCTTCTACTACTAAAGGTGCTGAAATCATACAGGCATTATATGCAATAATCGGTGACTTTTTACAAGGCATGAGCTATATGCCGACTGAATTAAAGATTAACTGTTCAACCACTGTTTTCCGTGCATTGACAACCACTCTTTACTCAGACAGCTTCAACCCAGCTTCCCCTATCAGCATTATATCTGAGAACATGATAGGCGGTGTATCTCCTGCTATTGATGGCGTTAAACAGTGCAAGTATTCTATCACTGCTGATGCTATGCTTGATGCAGATTCACCGTACAACACTGTTGCTGTAGGTGATGACCTTTTCATTATCACTGCACCTTCAATTGGTTCTGCCCTTGAAGACCAGACAGGTTTAGTAATTTCACCTGAGCCGATGTCACGGTTTATCGTTCCTCCGATGTATCAGAGAAGCGGTTATTTGTATACAATGTATACAAGAATGGGCGGTTTAATCACACCTATCAAAGCTGCGGTTAAAGTTTACAAAGGTATTGGAGTACAAGGATAATGGAAAAAGGTAAAGGAAAGTACATAAAAAATACGACTGACTATGCGTATGCCCTTGAAGTAAGATTTAAGGGCGAGCTTAGTGCAAGCCTCGTGAAAGAGTTTAGACCTGAAACTATGGATGGTCAAAGCGGTAAGATTCTTCATAACGGTTTTACGTTTGTTACAAATGAAGAATACGAACAGCTCCAAAAACACACAAGGTTCGGTCGTTATGTTGAAAAAGGTATTTTTGTTGAGTACGATAAACTTCCAGATGAAGTTGTTACACTTGATGAAAAATATGCAGCTCTATTAAGTGAAAATGCTAAGCTTAAAGCAGGTACAGAACTTGAAGAGCTACGAGCTAAGGTTGCTTCTTTATCAGAAGAGAATTTCGCATTGAAGAAAGCTCTTGAGGATACTAAGACAGAAGCTCCTAAAGCAAAAGGTAAATAAGGTATGGTATTCGTCAACGGAAGACCTTTGAGGATTAACGCAAAAGATTTTAAGGCTCGTTTTGGGTGCTACTTTCCGAAGCTTATAGCTTCTGACAAGGAGCCAATAATAACTGACGCCATAGATACTGTGTACACAATGTTCACCGGCGTAGAAGACCTCTGGTCTTCCCTTGACGAAGAAACCTTTTTTAAGAAAACACGCCAATGCTTTGGCTTTCTTACTGCTTGGTATTTAGCGGATATGTTTCCGCTATTATCAAGCGGTATGCAGTCTATGGGTGGATTACCTGTTGTAAGTAAATCAATAGGCGGTGTAAAGCTAACGTTTGCAGATATTTCACAGACTGGAAAAAATCCGAGATACCGTGATAATTTAGCTTTCTTAAAGACAAATACTATGGGTATTCAAGCATATAACATGATTAAAACATCTAGTAAGATGCAATTCCTTAAAGGAGGAAACCACAGATGAGCAAGTACTTTAATGTAATGGAAAGTATAAAAATAGGACATAAGCTTCATGTTCCTTGTGTTAGTTATCCTGTTACACCAAATAACGAGCTTACAATCGAGAAGCTCAGTAAAGAAGGAAAAGCTGAAATTACTTCGTACGAAGCAATCTTTCAGTCAGGAAGAAAAATTAACGAGCCTGAGAAAGCTAAAGCAAAGGTATCCGTGAAGATTGCCTCTGACAAAATTAAAGAAAAAGCAGCAGTTTTTGAAAAGGACAACTAATGGGTGCTATATACGGAGAAATGCTTTTATGTTTCCCAGAATTATTAAGAGAGTTCTCTGTATATAATCCTTCACCTAAAGGTGTTGCAGGATATGAAAAAGTAAAAGTAAAAGATGTTACAGGTATTATTCAGCACGTAAAACAAGGTAAATTAGATGTAGAAGGTGATACGGCTGTAGATACAAACGTACCAATGTTATGGGTATACGAAGATACACTGAAACAGTACCAAATAATAACAGATGCCGAAAGTAACAGAGATTATCGTGTTGCTAAAGATGCTCCGTGGTCAACTGAAGCAGGCTTTTCAGTATACGAGCTTGCATCTGTTGTTGGTATTACAGATAAGCAGTCTAAAGACCATGCAGTACTTCCTGCTAAGGATTTCTACAATTGAGTGTTTTTAATGTAAAAAGCTTTGATGTAGCTGGATTTGAGTTTTTTGTTTCTTATGACTTTTCTGATGAGGCAACTAGAAAATCACGATATGGAAGTTATGGCTCATACGGAGGCTCACTTCCATTTAGTACACTCTATAAAGAGCTTGTTGCAATGAATGGTGGTCGATATTTCATAGAAGAATATTTTACCACTGTGTTCAATCAGGGAACGAAACAAGAAGTTGAGAGGATTCTTAGTAATATCCTTAAAGAGCATAGAGAGCGTGGTTCAAGTTTTACAGCTTTCTATGACATTACTGAAGAAATGATTACTAAAAAAGGAAAACTTGATAGGCGTTTTAATCTTAGTAAAGACTTTTTAGCTTCAGGACTTGATGAACAAGCCTTAATAGAATCAATTCTTTCTGGTGATTCTTCATTCCTTGACAAGTTATTAGCTATAGATGATGATGAATTTGAAGATATTAGATACCTTATAAAAGAGGATTTAGAACAAAGTTTACGTAACGGCTTAGTGCCGCTTAATTTTAGATTAAAAGAATCTACTAAGAAGAGGAGAGTTTCAGCAGGTATAAGCCCTCATCCTCCGTTTGTTGCTACAGGGCAACTTCTTAACGACTTAGAAATATTTATAGGAATAGAGGTAAAGCATGAGTGAGTTCAGAGGTGTTAATTTTGAAAATTTACGTATTTTCTTGTATCATATACACTTCGGGCGTCTTGCGGATGCTGTAGCAGACGAAGCTGCGTATAATCAGAAAAAGAAGTATATAATACCTATGAGAGATGAGTATGAAAATCCTTCATCGTTTGATGAAGGTGATACATACATCCAGTATTTTATCCTTCGTGACAAGATGCTCAATAATTCTTCTATAAACTATAATGCTAATGAAACATTAAAGGAAGCACGTATAGCGATTAGGTTTGTAGGTAAAGAAGCTGAGAACTGGGCTAAAAGGCTTCATCATGCAAACACAAGAAAAGATATTCAAGCAAACTTTCAAGAAGATTGTAACGGTCTTATATTGCCTTCTATAGGGGATATAGTTCCCAAGCAAGTTAGGTTTTTTGGTACTGTTACAAGCATAGGGTTTGACATAATACTAAACACAGCGTATACTGAGGTATTAGATTTTGACTTTGACCCTCTAACAAAGGTTACGATGGCAAGCGGTATAATCAAGAAGTAGGAGGATTTATATGAACGCTACGTATGTAAACTCCATTGCAGAACGGTTTATAAGGTTTAGGAGTGGTTTTGCTGCTTCTGTCCCAGCAAGAGCCGATTTGTTCAATGGTCATGTCATTTATATGCCGAGCTTTTTAGCTACAGCAAACATAATTGACTATGATGGAACAAGCTTAACAGATGATGTTCCTATTGTTAAAGTAGTGACTGTTGACAATTACGAATCTGTAATGCAAGGCAGTCTGTTGGCTCAATACGCACCAATTTTCAATGATGGTGCAAATGTTGATGTAATTCTATACATTGTAGTATTTAATGCTGCAGATGCTGCTGCTGTCCAAGCAGGACTGGTAGTTACAGCGTCTTCTATAAAGTTTCCAGCACTAGAAAATGCGTTTAAAGAAACATACTTTATAGGCTTCTATAAGACAATGTTTTCTGAAACATACGATGGTGTTAATACAGATGCTGCGTATTTTGACCTTGCTTTATGCCTTGCATATCTTTGTCAGTACGAAACAACTCTATCGTATGCGCTTTTGTTTACAAGGGTTACTCTGCCTCTTAAAGCTACAGATACAAATATTTGTAAGATAGCTTCCGTTGACAAGGAAGTACAAGTTGCAGCTTGTACTGCATTAAATGTTACTATTGCCGATATTCCAAAGCCAAGAGACGCCTATTTCTGGGGAATGTTGAATTTTATGACTTGTGATAACACAATGCTTATTGTTCATTCAGAGCCTTATAATATTATTCCTCTGATGCTCGCAAAGTATTTTGATGTTGGCAAAAATGGCAGTGGTTCGTATGTTGGAAATAAACTTTCAAATATACGTCTATCAGGTAGCAGGATTAAAGCTATGGGTACTCCATCTATCCTTAATGCGAGTGTAAACGCAAATATGCCTTTAGAAATGGCACAAAGACTTGATGAGATGAATGTTGCGTATCTTGTAACAATATCAGACGCTTCAGCTAACGACTGTGCATTAGTACGTTCTACTGGCATTCAAGGCTTTCCTGTTAATGCTTATACAATCGGCAAGTTTGTTGACTATAACTCAAGTCAGGATGCAGCAGACTGGATTACAGCATTTGAAACAGGAACTAACCCAGTGCTTAGAAATGAGCAGGCATATAACACACTGCAGACAATTCCTATTGGGTATCTTCAGAAGTTTGTTACTTCTCCTGCTCGACTCGAACAGATTAGAGTTGTTTTCCCAGCTTTTAATGAGTTGCCGAAAGAAAAAACAGCTTTTACTGTTACAAAAACATGGGAAGCTAAATACGTTGATGATTTAGCATCTATTTTAGTTACTGGTACGATAGTGTACTAATCGGAGGTTAAAATGGCATTTGGTCAAAATAGTGTTGGCAGACAACCGAGGTCACACTTTCAGACTGCTGGCGGCACGATAATGAAGTTTCGGCATCCTTTCCTTGCAGGTCAGCTATCTGGCACGCTTGGAAACTTAGATGAAATTGATATTTCAGCTTCTGTTAAGCTCGATTCAGAGTTTCTCAAAGCTACACCAAATCAGGATTCTGCAAAACAGGAAGTATTAGTTGACGGAACAACCGTAACTATTACCAATACGATGCTTAATGGTACATTATCATTACAGCTTATAAGAACAAGTGGTATAGTAGCTAGAGGCGATGCAATTGCTTGCTTCCAGCTTATTAAAGCAACAGGGGATAATGTAGGTGGAACACTTACTGTTACAGAATTTATTGACGGAAAAGCAATAACTACACTATATTATGGCGTAGCTATTAAGAACGTTGATGATAAGATTCTACAAGGTCTTTCTGTACCTGTGTACCCTGCACAGCTTTTGTACGCTGGGTGGATTCAAGTTGTATCAAACTCGGCACAGCTTAATACAAAGGCTATATGGGCTGCAGGTTCACTTAATGGTGTTACTGGTATTTATACCATGTACCCTGTTAATGAAGGAGCTTCAGGAGATTCTCCTCTTGATACTACTATCGCTGGCGGAGGCTCTAATCAAATTCCTTCTGCTGCAGATGCAAGTGCAGGAGCTGAAGATAACTCTGCTAATGCTGCGAGTGCTGCAACAGAGTTAAGTGGTACGGTTTTAGAACCGTAGTACTAATAGCTCCCCTTCGGGGGAGCTTCATTTCACAAGGTAGGTTTTATGTCTAATCCATTTGTACTAGATTATTCAATCAAGGATAATTTTGAGTTCCATGAAATATTAAAGAATGATATTCAGAAGAATAAAATACGGTTTGAATTTCCAGACGGATTTGCAAAGATACCGATTATTGAAGAATGTAGAGCGGTAAGTGAATATGGAAATCCTGAACAGTTTGACCTGCTTTACGACATAGTTATGCAGTTATTGGTTGGAAAAACAGTTGTTATAAAGCTCTTAAACAATTCAGGTAATTATTATACGTTATGTCAGTTCATAGTGACTAATAAGTTCATGGACCTTCGAGGTGTACCAGAACTTAATGAGTTTCCTATTATTGTAATGTGGATGGTTGACTTAGTAGTCTGTAGCCTATCAAAAAAATATCCAGTTCCTTCACAAAACGAAGCGGTGGAGGAACACGGAAAATCAAACGTGCTGGGTACTACGAAGAAGAGAAAAAACCTACGCAAAACAAACATGTAGCAGTTTCGGCTATAATTGACGAAAAGTTTAAAGCTAAAAATCTCGTCTATTTATGCTTAAAGTTTAAGGAATACTTTCATACTGAACCTGAGAGTATTGAAACTTTACTTGACGGTATGGACTATATTGCAGTACAATCAAGTATAAAAGAGCTTTTAGAGACTACTGCTTTAATTGAGTCTCTTAATAATAAGAGGTAATTATGGCGTACAATAAACCAATAGAAATAAAAATTGAGAGTCAAAATACAAAAGGCACTGAAGTAAATGCTATTAGGCTTCTAGATACGATAGAAAAGCAACTCAAAACAGTACTTAAAGAAGGTGATTTATTTAAGTCGCCTAGAGCTTCAGTTGACTATAATACACACGCTGTTACAAAGTCCTTTTTCGTACGAAGCGAAGCAGAAAATTTAGTACGAGATATAATAAACCTACAAAAAGATAATTTCTACAGAGAGCCTTCTATTACAAGCAACCAAGCTAGAATGAGGAGTTATAAAGTAGATATTGAAGGTGAGAAAGCTTTAGCGGCTCTTAGAGCTGATACAGCAGCACTAGGCGGTCGAGTATATGGAAACCAACACGGAAATTATGCGGAAATACCAAACTATAAAGGTGCAAGAAAAGACGCTTTAGGTAGAGCAGAAGAGCTCACAAATAAATTAAGAATTAAAATAGCTGATGAGGCTGAACGAGAGGAAGAGAAGCAAGAAAAACAGAAGGAAAAAGAAGAGAGACAGAAGGAAAAAGAAGCTGAAAAAGAAGAGAGACAGAAGGAAGCTGAAAGGAAGCAACACTCTATAGCTTTAATAGCTGGACTGAGTTCTTCTGTAATGCTCTTAAAAAAGCTTGTTAGTTTAGTTGAAAATATAATGAACGGTGTGATAGACGCAGGTGAAAAATCGTTCAATACAACCATGGACGCTATGCGTCTTAATATAGACACTATTGTGCTGCGTAATTTACTCTATGCTGGAATGTCTAAAGGTATTGGTTCTGCACCTGTTGATATACTTACTACTATGCAGTCATTATTCGGTACTACCTTATTAGCTGCTAAAAATGTAGGTAAGATTGCTGATATGGCTCCTGTTATAGGTGAGGTAATCGGTGACCTTATACGTAACGGTCAGGTAGGTACAGACCCTATGGGATTGGCGTCTGCTGTACTTGACTCTGTAGTACAGGCTTACAAAGAAGGTAAAAACGCTTTAGGGCAAACAGGTGGTACACAATCAGCTAATGCAGCATCCCTTATAACAATGGTTGAAAGTAATTTAGGAGAATCGTGGGCGCAGATAGTCACTCGTATGTTTCAAGATATTGATGCAGGTAAAGATGTAAGTTCTTATCAGAGCTGGATTACGGCTGCTATGCCTGTTTCTTCACCGTCTAATGCAAACGTAGCAAGTGGTGCTGGTAGCTATTCTGATTACTTAGTAGCTATTGCTGAGTTAAAATCTATTATTGACTTAATTAAAATAACTCTTTCTCCTTTACTAGACCCTTTAACGGAAGCTATACAAAAGCTAAACGGATTCCTTTTGCGCTTAACAGGTAACACAGAAGGTGTTGCGAAGCTAAACAAAAAGAGTTATGCGGCAATGCAGGCTGCAATTACTAGGGATAAAGCAGAAGTAGAAAAACTTGAGAGTGTTGAAAAGGATTACTTAAATAATAATAAAGACTTATTCAAGGACTCAAAAGAATTCGATAAGGCGATTACAGATTTTCAAATGGGTATAACACCTAGCTGGTTAAACGAAAAACAGCTTAAAGATTTTAACGCTATTGCTTTTGTTGCTATGTATAAGAAAAAGTTACAAGATATGTTATTAAGCTATAGTAAAAAAGAAGAAGATTATGCCAAAGATAAGCAAAAGTATATAGCTGGTGAAAAGACTTTTTCGTTTGTTGATGCTGACTTAGCACAAAATTTTGCGGCTACCGAAACCCTATACAAAAACGTAGAGCGAAAAAGTAATACAGTGTATAGACCGGCAGCACAACAAGAAGGCATTGAAATGGTAATACGTAAATCAAAAGAAGCTAAAAAAGAAAAAGAAGCTATTGCCGCAAGAGAGGCAAAAGTAAAACAAATGGCTATGGATGAGCTTGTACCAAATCTTATTGGAGACTCGGGTCAAAAATTTTTTTACGAACGACAGATAAGTAAAAAGTTAAGAGAAGAGACAGAAAAAAGGATAAGAGGTGAACTAGAACTACTTGACAGTAAGTCTCAAGAGTATGTTCCAAAGGAAAGCATGGAAGAAGCTATAGCAAAAGCTTTAGATGAAGCAAGCGCTCGTATTATATTACAAGGTGTAGATAAAACTACAGACTTAGGAACAGCTACTTCTGCTAAGGTTAGTAGAGACTTGAGTGGAAACTTAAGGGTAGACCTTTATGTAAACGATAAATTTGCTAAGTCAGTTGAAGCTAATGTATCAAATACAGAAGCTAATAGTCTAGCCGCTGGAGAGACTGTAGAAATAGACTTATACCGGTACGCAAGTCAAGGGGATTAAATGAGTTTAGAAGTAACAACAGCTTTACACTGTACAAAGAAACAACTACAAGGTTTATCAGGTCTAACTTTTTTAGTTGATGAAAACTGGACTCCAAGTAACGAAATGTATACGCTTC